GTTATCGTGCAACTCCAAGAGCAGTCAAAGATTACGACAACGACGATACCGCAGTTCTTACTACCGCACTTGATACAAAAGAAACTCTTATCAAAGTCAACACGGTTCTTGGATTCTCTGTTGATGACTACATCAGAATCGGTAAGGAGAACATGCAAATCAGAGAAATTGCTGCTCCAGAAAAGACCATGATTGTTTATCGTGGTGTTGATAATACAGAGATTACTTCACATCTTAAGGATACCTCTGTTGACATCATCAGTGGAACTAGAACACCTGATCTGCCTCTAACTGGTGATGATGCACTGATTCTTGATGGTGATGACTTTGGTTTCAACGAACTAACGTCTGTCTATCAAGACTTCAAGACTTATTCCCCGTCGCAGGGTACTGATGTTTAATAGTGAGGAAAAACAATGTCGAACGATCCAATCGGGGATGCTCTTGAGATTACAACGTCAGATGGAAATGATGAGGTTACCCCTGTTAGCCGCGATGTCGAAGTCGTTAAAAATTCAAGAGAAGAAAAAACAGACATAAAGAGAGACTACGAATATACCCGTGGTCAACTTTATTCACTCATTGAAAAGGGTCAAGAAGCCATCGATGGGATCATGGAAATCTCACAAGAAACTGGGTCTGCAAGGGCCTATGAAGTTACTGGTCAGATAATTAAAAGTGTGGCTGATGCCACAGATAAATTATTAGACCTACAGAAAAAATTAAGAGACATTGAGGAACCTAAAGAAAAGGGTCCCAATAATGTAACCAATGCACTATTCGTAGGGTCAACTGCTGAGTTGCAAAAACTTCTTAAAAAAGGAAAACTAGATGGCTGATTCTAAACCCAAAATTGAAAAGGAAAGTGAGGATCATGATGAAGACAAAAGTGAAGTTCTTGGTAATTTGGTAAAAGTAGTTGTTCTCATTTGGTCTGCGTCTCTATTAACGTTTAGTTACGTTCGTTTGCCAAATGGTCAAAAAATCTTAGACTTTGACCCAACGTTTATTGCTTCAGTTTTTAGTGGCTCTTTGGCCGCATTTGGACTGAGCCCCGCTAAAAATGGTAGCGTTCCAAAGAAAGCCCCGCCGATTGGTAAAAAGGAGGAAGAAAATGCAAAAAATCTTTAATGCACTTGCACTGTTATCATTTCTTGGGAGTGCATCTCTCATTGGTGGTGCTGGATATGTTCTGATGAACAAAGAAGCATTCATCGAAAGTGTGAAGGAACAAGTTACAAATGCAGCAGTAGAAGGTGTTGCTGGTGCTCTCCCTGGAATGTTAGATGCAGCGATGCCCGAACTTCCTGATGTAACGGGTGGTGCTATTCCTGGTGGTGGATTGCCTGGATTTTGATGGCAGACATTCGTGATATTGGTATTAGAAATGTGGAAATTCGTGATGTAAGTATTCCAAACTGGATGACTACACCTCCACAATCAATCCCACCTGTTGTTCCAGTGACTCAACAGGTGGGAGTTCCTATTATTGATATTCCTGGTTGCGTTGAGGCACATTTGGATAATAAAAAGGGAAAGAATGATAAGTTAGTAGAAGATGATTCCCAAGGTGCAAAAGTATTTTGTGACGGCAATCTCCCATCATATAATCCTATAGATTACGCGCCTGAAAATTTAACAATCACTCGACCTGCAGAAGTTCCCAAAGTTCCTACACCACCTACTCCAGAGGTAGAAACTCCAGAGATTCCTAAGGCAACTGCACCTGCCACTGCGGTCATAGAAGAACAACCAGAACCAGAACCTGAGATTCCCTGGCAAGAAAAATATTTACCTGCACCAGAGGCAGCGACTACGACAGCCGCAATTGCTGTGGTTGCAACTACATCTGCTCTGTTAGCAAAACCATTGGCCGATCTTCTCTTGAAGGTTATCAAACCAACGGTTAAGAAAGTTATTAAAAAGATTTCCCAGATCAGGGGGAAACAGGTACAGATTGAGTCTGTAAAGGAGCGCCGAGATCAGCAGCGGATTCGCTCACACGCGATTCGGAAGTTGAAGGGGAAGGAATAGAGTGAACATGTGGTTTGATATAGTTTACATTATCAACAACCACATCTGCACAAATAGAATAATATGGGCTCTTAGGATGAAAACGAATACCTTCCTTTAACAAATTTCCACAATTTTTGAGTCTCGCAATTTCAAAGTCAAGACGTTTGTTTGCAGTCAATTGCTGTTGTAGTGCAATCTGAGTGGCGGCCGCTTTTTTACATTGATCTTGTAACTTTTTGTCTTGGGGAATACTCCAAGTTGCACTAACACCAACTGAAAGGTTGTAGTTATCTTTTTGTCCAGTTCTAGTTGGTTGCATCCATAGAATTGAGCCAGGATTATCTGGTGCGCCATCATCATCTAGATCACGCATATCATACACAGGAGTATCAAAATAATCTTCAAAAGGTTTTTGTGCCGATGCAGAACCAGTTACAAAGGGTGTGATGTTTAGAGTGGGTCCTTGACACTGGATTCCACCGCCGTATGTGTTGGTAATATAGGGACCTTGGAGTACTTGGATAGCCTGATTAGTAACAGAGCCAGATGAATTGGCAACAGGAGCAGCAGTAGCAGAAACGCCACCAACAGTTTCTGCAAGAGAGTGAATTGGGGTGAAGATTCCACAGAGAATTATTGCTGGAATATACTTGTAGTGTCGGTTACGCTTGTAACCTCGGTTGTTCTCTGGATAATTGTGTGATTGCTTAGCCCAGGGCCAGAATAAGTCTCTGTAAACTGAAAGGCCGCGCCTGGGGTTGTTTGTTTGTACGTCGGAGTTGCTGTTACGCCTGTCCATGATGATGTCACGCCGTTAATAGTTACATTAATATTTCCTGTAGTGGGACTTAAAGTTCCACTTGTAGGTTCTACACCACTACCTGTCGCTGAATATTGATATCCAGTGTTGTAGTCCATCGAATTTATGGTCTCGGTCACCTTAGATGTGGTTTCCGTGTGGCTCGTCATTGAGCCCTGCGTGAAATTTGGGACTACTGGCACTGAATATGCTGGTTGAAGTAGTCCATGAATCACACCAAGAACCAATCCGAGACCAATTGCTTCTTGTAGTCTATCCATCAGTCGATCACCGTGATCTCAGAAACATATTGTCCTGTTGCACTAGAACCAGCTCCACCAGCGGTAACCGTAAGGACACCAGCAGAGGTAACAGTACCAGCTAGAGTACCAGCAGTTCCTGCAGTGTAAGAAGTTACGTTGGAGAAGTTAGGCACGGCACCTACGGTAGGAGCAGAAGCGGGGACTGCATCACCTTCAGTGTAAGTTTGACTGAAGGAGAAAGCAGATCCAGCGGTATTCTGTGTCGCAGAAATAGTGCCAGGTGCATAGATTCCAGAGGTGATAGTGCCAGCAGATACTGTGCCAGCAGTTGAACCATCTGTGGTATCAATGTTGCTACCAGAGATACTGAAGGAAGAACCAATTCTGGTCGCCTGTGTGCGAGCAGCATCAACAGTTAGTTGAACACTTGCGGCGTGTTTAGTAACAAGTCCGCCTGCATTTGCTGCACTGGCGGTCATCAGAAGCATAATAAGAGGAACTAATTTCTTCATGTGTCACTCCTTTGACCCAAATATTTAGGTGGTAGAACTTCTAAATAATAAAAAGTGTCTGTGTAGATGCGATGGCGAACCTTGCTGAAAAAATTGAACGTTATGTTGAGGTGGGCCAAACCATTCACGTTGATGTGATTTGGAGAGGTCAACATTACAATCTGCAAATGTTTTTCCCTGGATCTACTATTCCAAGGAAAGAAGATGTTCAGAAACAGGTTCAAGGTGTCTACCCAAATGCTGTAGTAACTAGAGTCGTTCCTGCAACTACAGATCCTACAAAACCAACAATTCGTGTCACGAAAGAAGGGTTTATATCTGAAGAGGGACTTCGTGATTGGTTTGGTAAATCCAAATCAAAAGATGGTAAGAAAGGTTGGGTCAATGTTGTAACAGGTGACTCCTGTGCGAGTGACAAACCTGGTGAGGGTATTCCCAAGTGTGTCTCTTCTGCAAAGAGAGCAAGCATGTCGAAGAAAGAAAGACTTGCAGCTCAACGTGCAAAAAGACGGCAAGATCCTGGTCAACAAAAAAAGTCTGGTGCCGCTGCACCAACTATGGTGAGGACCGACCGAAAGAAAACAAAAAAAGAAGAACTTGAACTCACCGATGCATACGGTGAACCATTTGCAGTTATTCAAGACCTTGTAAAACCAGAACCAATGAAGAGAGAAGAACCCCAAGTCGATCTGTCAACATACGACATCGAGGCCATGGTTGAGGCCAAAGACAAAAAGGGTAAAGGTAGTGGCACTAAGGACGCTTGTTACAATAAGGTCAAGTCTCGTTACTCCGTATGGCCTTCTGCATATGCATCAGGTGCTCTGGTTAAGTGCCGTAAGGTTGGTGCTGCCAACTGGGGCAATTCTAAGAAAGAAGACTTCACATATGAGTTCAATGATGAATACTATGAGAACCTCGTAGAGAAGTGTTGGAAAGGATACACTCAAAAAGGAATGAAGAAGAAGGGTGATCGTATGGTCCCTAACTGCGTCCCCGTAAGTGAAGAAAGACTTGATGAGGAAGAATATGATAAACTCAAGGACAAGAGACTCGGTGGTTACAATGAAAAAGAAGATGATGACATGGACACAGAACTTGATGGACTTGCAAATAGAATCAATGCTATTAGAAAGTCTATCAAGACGAAAAAGAAGCCAACTCCAACTACCAATACAGAAGGTACTCAGTATAAAGTTGGTGATGTAATTCCAGTTTCTGCAACTAAACCAAAACCAAAACCAACTGGAGCTGCAAGATATGAGTTTGGTGTTGACAAGACTGGATTGAAAGGTCCAGAAAAACCTCTTGGTGAAGGTGCAGCCTGGACTAAGAAAGCAGGTAAGTCTGAGTCTGGTGGCCTGAATGAGAAGGGGCGCAAGTCTTACGAAAGAGAGAACCCTGGTAGTGATCTCAAAGCTCCTTCAAAGAAAGTCGGTAACAAGAGACGTGCATCATTCTGTGCAAGAATGAAAGGCATGAAGAAGAAACTGACTTCGGCCAAAACTGCTAACGATCCCGATAGCAGAATCAATAAGTCCCTCCGCGCTTGGAACTGCTGATATGAAATCCTTCAATCAATTTTTATCTGAAAGTATCACCATCAACGGTGATTTCAATGGAACCCTCAACGTGGGGGGTTCCCAACCAGAACCTGCACAAGAATCTTACTTTGCGGATATTATCTGGGAAGGAAAAATCTACAGACTGGAATTAGAAGGACAAATGCCTTCTAAACCAGAACTAGCCGAACAGATTCAAGGTGAGTATCCTGGTGCAATGGTTCAAAACATCTATCCAGGCCAACAGAACACTTCGAGAATCAAAAACGCACAACGTTATCAACCAGAAAGACTGACTTGGAGTGACTAATGGCTCAGTGGAATAAAAATACACAGGACTTTCTAAACCAAGAGAGGACTCTATTTGAGGTATTCAATATTGCCGACCATTGGGGTCAGCAAACTAACTGGGTGCCACAGTTTACTGGAAAGAATAGATTTAAGGTATCTCCATATCAGACAGCATTCTTTAACACATTCCAGTATGGTTTAGAGACTGATGTTTGGGAAACCAACACTACTGGCACTGCTTCTGCTGTTCATAATGTAAATGCTTCCAATG